GCGAGTGAACGCCGCGCACGTCGCGCCCTCCGGGCCGACGCTGCCAGCGCCGAAGTCGATCGCGCCGCCCGTGCCGACCTGCTCGACCGTCAGTGAAGGCCGGTTCGACGACGTGCGGTCCCCCGCCGTGATCGACCCCTCCGAGTCATCCAGCGGGTAGCACAACACCGGGTCGTCGTACAACTGCTCCGCGAGGATCGCGTTCGGGAACGCCTTGAGCAGCGACAACGCCGTGAGAAGGTCCGACGCCGACAGGTCGCACACCGGCTGCGCCGCACCCACCCAGCGGGGCACGTGGTCGGTCAGGTGCCCGCCCCACAGGCCCTGCCATGCCCCGCCGGCGTACCGGGCCTGGATTCGGATGCGCCGCTTGAGCTTCAGCGGATGCCACGGCCCCGCAGCCACTCCGGGGGTCCAGCGGCCTGCGACCTTCGATCCCTCGGCCCAGTTCCGCACCCGCAGATCCGCCAGCCCCGGCCCGGGCTTGCCGCCCACCGACCGCGCGCCCCGCGAGAACGTCAGCCCCTCGTCGGCGAGCACATCCTCGGTGATGTCGGTCCACGTCGGCGACGCGTTGAACGGGCCCGCGTCGAACGCGACCTGCACCCGGGCCTCGTAGTCGCCGAGCGCGATCCCCATCAGCCGTCCCCCCAGTCGTAGCCACCATCGCGGCGGGACAGGTCCACCTTCGACTCGGCGATCTGTCGGCGGCCGACGTGCATGTGGGAATGGATGACGACCTTGGCGGTGCCGAACGCGGGCACGAGCGGGCCGACCTGCTTCGCCGTCGCACCCAGGCCCATCGCGGCCTGCTGGGCGTCGCGGATCTGCGGGTCGTACTGCGCGCCCGCAGCGATGCGCCCGATCGAGCCGGAGAGTTGCTGGGTCTGCGCGTCGATCGAGTTGAACCGCTTGACCTGGTCCGGCGACGCGTCCGCGAGAGCCTGCGCGAGCTCAGCCCCGTCCGGGTCGGCGGCGATGGTGGCCACCATGTGCGCGGAGAACCCGCGCTTGCGCAGCTTGACCAGGTTGTCCTTGAACGCCTTGAGCGCCTTCAGCTTGGTCGTCCACCCGGCGAGGATGTTCTCCCGCGTCGGCGCGGCCTTGGTCACCGCAGCCCTGGCCACGGTGACGTCGCCCTCAGCGGAGGCCTGCTCGGCGCGCGCCTTGGCCTGGCGCTTCAGTGCTTCCGCCAGTCGGCTCTCGGCGTCGGCGCGCTCCTTCGGGGAGCCGGCCGAGTTCACCGCGCGCCGGGCGTCGAACACCTCGCGGTCGGAGTCCGCGACACCCTCGTTCGCGGCCGTGAGCCGCTCCTGCGCCGACGCGAGCTCGTCGATGGCGCGGGCCTGCGCGCCGAAGTCGAAGGCATTCATCAGGCCAAACGCCGACGACATGCTTGACGCGATCGACTCGATGCTCGACGCCTTGGCCGAGCGCAGGTCGGTGACCTTCGCGATCGCGGCGTTCCGGCGCGCCTCGCGCTTGGTGACCTTGCCGCCGGAGGCGTAGCCGGGCAGGTGGCCGGTGTTGATCTGGTGCATGACGCCGGGTCCGAAGCGCGCCTCGAGCCGGTCGACGGCGGCAGCCTTGATCATCCACTCGCCGTCGCTGGCCATGATCGGGATGGAGTCCGACGTGGCGGTGCCCGGGCCCGTGATGGGGCCGCCACCGGCGCGACCGACGCGCCGCTCCGCCCGGTCGGGGTTCACGACGGCGCTGCCGTGGACCTGCTGGTAGACGTCGATGTTGACGGTCTTCGACTTGATCTGATCCAGCAGCGTCTTCAGTGCCTGCGCGCGAGTCATGCCCGTGGTGGTGTCGACGATCACCTTCGGCACCACGCGCATCCGGCCGAGCTTGTCGAGCTCGAGCTTGACGCCGACCACCTTCTCGGTCAGCTTGATCGCCTCGGACTTCGACAGGCCCATCTGCATGGCCGTGCGCGCATAGGCCAACGCCCCGGCGTTGAGGGCCTTGGTGTTGGTGATCGTGACGTTGCCCTCCTTGTCCTTGCTGGTCGCAAGGTCGAGGGTCTTCGCTGCGATGTCGTCGAGGGCGTCAGCGTTCGCGCGTCCGGCCTCGGTGTGGATGTCGAGGGTGCGCTTGTTCTTCTTCAACGCCTCGGTGGCGGCGTCGATCGACTGCTGGAATGCGCGCTCCTTGCCCCGCTGGTCGAGCTGGTTCATCGCGCCGAGGACCGCGTCGACCATCGCCCCAGCGACGTCGGCGGTCTTCGCCATCGCGATCTGCGCGGCACCGTGCCCCTGGGTCGTGGTCGCGGCCCACGTCGTCACCGCACGGCCCTGCGTCTCGTAGGAGCCGGAGATCACCACGCCAGCGGCCTGTGCCTGGTCCATGAGGGATGCGGCTTCGTCGCGGTTGACGCCCATCTGGCTCGACACGTAGTCCAGGGCCTTGCCGTACTCGATGGCCGGCGCCTGCGCCTGGTCCGCGGCATCGGAGAACTGCTGGGTCATCTGGGCGAACGGGTCGCCGTCCACCTCGTCGAAGAAGTCCGCCCACAGGGCGTTCCAGCCCTGCGCGACCTTCTGCGACCAGCTGGGGTCCGTGGCGGCCTGCCGGAGCTTCGCGGCGACCTCCTCGGCCTGCTTCGCCAGGTCCGAGAGCTTGGTGTCCTTGGGCATGACACCACTGGCGAACGCCCGGTCGATCTCGTCGGCCGCCTCGAGCATGTCGCGGAGCTCGCCGTTGGCCGACATGGTCTCCATGACCAGGTAGCCCACGGCAGCGATCGCCGCGGTGAAGCCGAGGCCCTTGCCGATGCCGCCGACACCGGACGTGGCCTTCATCTGCTTCAGCGCGTCGACGGTGTCGACGATGCGCGGGGCCAGCAGCAGGAACGAGCCCGCCATGAACGAGGCGCCGCCTGCGACAGCGAGGAAGCCGGGCGGCATCTGGGAGATCGCGTTGACGGCGTCGGTGGCGCGCTGGGTCATCCAGCGAAGCACGTCGTTTGCGCCGGACCCGGCCTGGATCAGGCCCGTCTCGATCGACCCGGTCAGCTGCTCGACGTCGCCAGCGAGGTTGTCGAGGTACTGCGAGGCGAGACGCTCAGCAGCGCCGGCGTCGTCGACCGCCTGGGTCCACTTGTCGACGTCGGCGGCGCCACCCGCGTAGAGGATGCGCGCGGCGGTGATCTGCTCGTTGCCGAAGATCCGGCCGAAGGCCTCGTCGCGCTCGGCGTTGGTCAGCCCGCCCATGGTGTCGCGCATCTGCTGCGCCACACCGTCGAAGCCGACGAACTTGCCCGTCGCGTCGTAGACCTCGATGCCCAGGCCGTTCATCGTCTTCGCCGCGATCGAGGACGGCGACGTCAGCGACGACAGCATCCCGCGCAGGCTCGTGCCGGCCTGCTCGCCGAGGATGCCCTGAGAGGCCAGCTCGGCGATCGTGCCGACGGTCTGCTCGAGCGGCACGCCCATCTGGGAGGCGACCGGGCCAACGTACTTCAGGGCGGCGGCCATGTCGGTGACTTCGCCCTGCGCCTTGTTCGCGGCGGAGGCGAGCAGGTCGGCGATGTGCCCGACGTCGTTGCCCTTGAGGCCGAACTGCGTCATCGTCGTGGCCGCGATCGACGCCGCCTCAGCGACGTCAAGCTCGCCGGCCGCAGCGAGGTTGAGGGACCCGGTCAGGGCGCCGCCGAGGATGTCCGAGGTGGTCACGCCGGCCTTGGCCAGCTCCGCCTCTGCAGCAGCGGCTTCGGACGCCGAGAACACCGTGGCCTGACCGGCGTCGATCGCAGCCGTGCGCAGCGCGTCCATCTGCGAGGCGCTGGCCCCGGTAACCGCGCCGACCTTCGAGATCATCTTGTCGAAGCCCATGAACGCCACAGCGCCGGCGATCGGCGCGGCCACCATCACCGCACCGAGCGCCGTCGCCTCGCCTTGCACCTGCTTGAGGCCCCGGGCAGCCCGACCGGTGCCGTCGACCGCGCCGTCGACGAAGGCCTTCGTGGACCGGGAGGCCTTGTCGATCTCCGACCTATACGGGGCCGTGGAGGCCGCGAGGCGAACGAGCACGGTCCTGTCCGCCATCGGTCACTCCCCTCCGGGTCGCCGGGTCAGCTCGGTGAACACGCCGACGGCGTGCTCGTTGTCCTTCGTGAAGGCGCGGCTCGCCCGGGCCATCGCCGCGCACGAGTGGCACTGGATGACGTCCGCGTCGTAGGCGCCGTCGGACTCCAGCGCCATCGACACCTCCCGAGGCTCCCCGCAACTGGGGCACTCGGAGGCCTCCAGTGCCGCCAGCGCCAGGGCCTCCTCGCGGTCCGACGCCAGCCACAGCGGCTCGCCGGCCGCCACCACGCGCCCCCGGAACACTGACGGCGGAGCGCCCCACGCGCGGGCAGCCTCTAGCTCGGCGCGGTCCTCCCGAGAAGCTCGGAGGCGGCCTTGGAGAAAGGGACACGCGTGGCCCCCTGGTTCACGAACCACGCCGCGGCGAACAGCTCCTCCACCTGGCCGGTGGAGAGCACGTCGAAGAGCCGGTCCGCGTCGGTGGGGGTCATGCGCGGCTCCACCGCGCACGCCGACACCAGCTCGCGGGGGAACGTGTCCGGGTCGAACTGCCCGGACTGGCCGTCCTTCGCCGGGTGCGCGTCGAGAAGCTCCTTGAACTTCCGGCGGCCCAGCGCGCGCACGGTGACGGTGCGCTCGCTGGCGGCCATCTGCTCCTCGACGTCACGGATCGCTTCGGCGAGCGCGACCTGCTCGGGGCTGGCGCCGCCGAGGGACTCGTCGCCCTCGGCAGCGGCGAGCCGCTCCAGCTCGACGACCAGGTCGTCGTGCTCGCGGGCGAGGTCCCCGCGCAGGCAGATCCGCACGTCTCGCTCGGGCAGCCTGGCCTCGTCGATCAGTTCGTCGACGGTGAACGGGGGTGCCTGCTTGGCGGTGCGCTTGTTGGACATGGTGCTGGTACTCCTGACCCCCTGACCCGTGGGGACGTTGCAGCAGCGGCGGGCCCCGGGTCAGGGAGGGCCCGCCGCTGCCGTCTGTCGGTCAGGCGACCGTGGCGGGGTCGACCGCAGCGGCGGTCTTCACGAACTCCACGACGACCGTGGCGCGGGCGTTCTTCGCCGTCGCCGGGCGCTTGAGGTGCTTGGCCTTCACGGGGAAGACCCGCAGCTTCTGGCTCGACGCCCACGCCGTGGTCGCAGCGATGCCGATGCGCTCGACCATGTAGCCGGCGGCGTTGCCGGTGAAGACGCTGTCCGGCGAAGTGCCGGGGACGCCCTGCGCGTAGTAGGTGAGCGACGGTGCGTCGGTGCGGCGGCCGACGTCCTCGGTGTTGTCGCCGCCGGCGAGGGTGGTGGTGTCGACGGTGTCGGTGCTGGTGCCGGCGTCCCACCCGTCGGGGGTGACGAAGCCCTCCAGGGCGGTGCCGGCGTTGAGCTCGGACGTGGTGGGGGCGGATGTGTTGCTGATCGTGGGGACGAACCACAGCTTGGTGTTGCCGTCGGAGTTGAAGGCGGGCATGACGTTCCCTTCGAGGGGTGGGGTGGGGAGGGTCAGCGCCCGCGACGGGTGCTGGGCTTGTTGGGCTTCGGGGTGTCCTCGCCCTGCTCGGCGGTGCGGGCCAGCGAGGCGCGCTCGGCGGCGACCTCCGCGGCGATGCGCGCGTCGCGCTCGTCGACGGTCTCCGTGGAGCCGGGCTCTGCGGCCGGGCCCACGGGGGTCCAGCCGCGCAGCCGGTAGTGCTCGGCCGCGCTGGAGTCGACACAGGCACGGGCCTTGGTGTCGGCGTGCTCGACCACGACATGGGTCATGCTGCTGTCTCCTTGAGTGAACGGCGGCGGGCGTGGGCCGCCCGACACCTGGCTCGTTCGCAGGTCCGGCACTTGCGCCAGCCCTCACGTGTGATCTGCGTGTTCTGGGAGTCGAACTCGTGGCCGTGGATGCAGTGGGTCTTGCGGGCGTTCACCGCCGATGGCCAGTCACTGCGGGCGACGTTCTCCTCGCGGGTGACCACCTCGAGGTGTTCGGGGTTCACGCAGCGACGGTTGCGGCAGAGATGGTCGACCTCCATGCCCGCCGGGACGGGCGCACCCGTGGCCAGCTCGACGGCGACCCTGTGGGCCAGGACGTTGCGGCCCGCGTCGTGAATGAGCCCGTAGCCAGCTGGGTTGATCAGGCCCTGCCACTCCCAGCAGGCATCCCCCTCGGCGGGGGTAACGTCGCGAGCGAATCGCTGGTCGCGGCCCTTGGTGTATCGACGTAGGGGCGCGCTCGCCTGCACGTCACCGGTCGACCACCAGCGGACGTAGTGCGACTGACACCACCCGCGAGCCGTCGCGTGGCGGTCGCACGATGGCACGGCGCAGGTGGCCACCTAGATGGTCACAAGCGCGGCCGTCACCGACGTGGTGAACGAGTGCGTGACCGTCGCCCCGGTGGGACCGAACAGCGACGGGTCGAGGGGGCCGATGAACTTCTCGGTCCCGTTGGCGACCGTGACGGCGAGGTCACCGATCGCCAGGCCCGGGCCGACGGTGCCGGGGGTGACGATGGTGACCGTGTCGGACGAGCCTCCGCCGTTCTTCACGTGCAGGAAAGCCCTGCCGTTGGAGATGTCGCCGAGGGTGTCCGACGCGGACACGGCGGTGTAGGACGCAGCGGTGCCGGTGGCACTCATCTGCTGGACGGCGTAGTTGGCCACGGGTGGGCTCCTCTGGGCGTGGGTGAGCACCCGCACGCCGAGGTGGCGCCGGGTCGATGTGGAGCGAGGTCAGGCAGGCAGGGACACCAGGTCGAGCAGGTCCACGCTGTAGAAGACGGCCGGGTCGACGGCCTCGTCGAGACGGACCGGCTGCGAGTCGACGTGCACGATCGGGTCGCACTGGCGGCCGGGCACAGCGAGCCTGGCGTCGACGAGGGCGTCGAGCGCGGCATCGACTGCGAGCTCGGCCTGCTCGCGGGTCTCGCCCACGCAGGTAAGCCACAGCCGCATCCGCAGCTCGCGGGACACCCCGTCCAGGGCGGGCCGCTCGCGGTGGTGGTTCGTGCGCACGATCACCCGCGGCACTGCCGCATCTGGCGGCACCTGGTCGTCGAACACGGCCAGGCCGGAGACGGCGCGCAGCCTCGCGAGGACCGCGTCGACGTGGTCGACCACGAGTGTCGAGACGGTCACGATTTCAGCAGCCTCTCCCCGAGATCCCCGAGCGCGTCGGCGAAGCGCGGGCCCTCGCGATCCAGCGCCGGCCCCAGGTGGGCCTGCGGGGAGTCGGTGGAGGTGCCGTACTCGAGGATGTTCCCCAGCGGCCCCTGCGGGAGGTCCTTGTCTGGGCCGATCTGCGCCTCCACCTGCCCGAAGCGGCCATCGCCCTCGATGTCGAAGGTGATCGACCGGTAGTAGGCCGGCAGCATCGGGCCCTTGGGGGCGAACTCGCGGGCCTCCCGCTTCACGTTGACTGCGCCCTTCTTCACCACCGCCGCAGCGCCGGCGCCCACGGCGCCGGCGGCACGGTCGAGGTCGAGCGCGAGGGTGTTGACCTCGCTGGCGTCGATGCCCAGGTACATCAGCCGGTCACCTCCTCGCAGGACAGCCGCCGGGCGGTGCGGTGGGTGCCGACGTCGACTGCACGCACGACCAGGCGAGCGCCGACGAGCTCGGGGTCGACCGAAGCGTCGATGACCACGACGTCGTCGACGGCCACACCAGTGGCGGCCTGCGGCAGCGACACCAGCAGGCGGCGCGTGAACGCGGCACGGTCCACGAGGTCGACCTGCGACGCCTGAGTGGCCTCCGGGCGCACCCGGCACGCCCCGGAGTACACCTCGACCGTCGCCGGGGTGACCTGCATCGTGGTGCGGCTCGTGGCCTTCCCGGTGACACGAGTGATCGTGCACGCGTCGACCATGAGGCGGCGAGCGGCCAGCTGGCCACGCGCGGCCGCGGTAGCGGCAGTCACCGGCGAGGCCTGGTCACGTAGGCGCTCAGGGCGAGGCGCTCGAGCGCCTTGTGCTCGGCTGCGGTGAGGGTGACGCCAGCGAGGTCGTCGTCAGCGCCCGCACGGGTGGACGAGTAGTCGTCGATCTGCTCCGCACGCAGCCCGGTGGGGTTGTCGTAGATGCGGGCTGCCGCCGACAGGGCGACGGCCTTGGCGACCTTGGGGACACTGCCTGTGCCGTAGCCGATGGTGGCGGTGACGTCAGCTGTGGGCCACGCCGAGGCGGCCGCGCTGGACAGCCATGTGCAGGTGAGCAGGCGAACACGAGGGTAGGGCTTCTCCCACACCCAGCCACTGCCGGCCAGCGCAGTGCCGGAGATCTCGACGGTCGACACCGCGGTGACCACGCGGGACGGCAGATGGATGAGGCCTTCGTCGGCGTCGATCGGCAGGGTGACCGTGACGGTCGCCTGCTCGAGCACGCCGGTCACGTCGGTGACCAGGCCAGTGGCCAAGTCACGGGCGAGCGTCGCGCTGGCGGTGTCGAGGTCCCGCTGCAGCAGGGAGGCCAGCTCGGTGAGCTCGAACAGCGCCACGATCGGCCTCCTCGGTCAGTCGTCGGGGTGTGCAGCCGCTCCGGGGGCGGACGAGTCGCGTCCGCCCCCGGAGGGTGGGGGTTGGGTGTCAGACGGCCAGGCCGCGCAGGACGCCGTGGGCCTTCTCGTTCCCGTAGTCCAGGCCGATCTCGCCGTAGAGCTGGACCTCGTCGCTGGCGCCGGTCTTGGCCAGGGGCTCCTCAAAGAAGACCCCCTTGCCGGGGACCTCGAGGAACACGGGACGGATCTGGTCGAGCGAGCAGGCGATGATCGCGTCCTGGGGGACGTGGCGGTCGAGCAGGATGTTGAACGTCCCGAAGTCGGTCAGGACGGTGTCGAGCGCCACGCCGCCGATGTTGCGGGTGCCGCTGAACGGCAGGGCCTTGCCGTAGGCCGCGGCGTAGGCCGCGGACAGGGCGCGCTTCTGCGTCGAGTTGACCAGGAAGGTCGCGGTCTCGCCGTTGAGGCCGCCGTTGTCGTAGACGCCCTGCACGAACGTCTCGAGGACCGGCAGGTCCAGGGTGGTCGCCCACGGCTTGACCAGCGACACGGTCGCCGTGCCGAGGGTGATGGCCGTGCCGCCCGAGGTCGCGGCGACCTTGAACGACACCGTGGTCGACTTGTTGACCACGTAGTAGACGCGCCCGGCGACGATGTTGGTGGCCGCACCGGTGTCGGTGAAGACGACCTTGTCGCCGTCGTTGAGCGCGTGGGTGACGGTGATGGTGTCGGTCGCCGTCGAGGCGCCCGTGTACGTCAGGGCGGCCTTGCTGGTGACGTTGGTCGTCACGGCCTCGATGAGACCCCGGGTCTTGCGGGCCGCGGCGTTGGTCGTCGGCACGTTCTGCTTGCCGTTGATGAACGACCAGTTGACGTCCAGGGCGATCGTCTTGAGCGCCTGCATCGTCTGCCAGTCGAGCTCGTTGGTGACCGGGTTGACCGCGCCGTCGAGGGATCGGTACGGGGCCGAGCCGGGGGTCGCGTACTGACCCATGGCGGCCTGCTTGGAGTACGAGACCGACACCTTCTCCTGGTGGATCTGCACCACGTTGGAGACGTTCGCGCGGGCGCGGCCCTGCGCGGTGGGGGCGGTGGCGCCCTCGAGGTTGGCCGGCTGCGACGGGTCGCGCAGGTCGTAGGTCTGCCACTCGAACGCGGTGGACGTGGTCTGCCCGCCGCCGCTGAGGCCGCCGATGGCCGTCAGGAACGGGGTCTCGGCGGGGGTGAGGGCGAGCAGCTCGCCGTGGTAGTTCGGCAGACCGAAGGTCGTGCCGATGCCGGTGATTCCGGACATGGTGTTCTCCTGTTCAGGGGGTCTTGGCGTATGCCTTCTGGCGCTTCAGCGAGATCGCCAGGGCGTGGTTGCCTGCCGCGCTCGCTTCTGCGATCTGGTCGTCGATGGACTTGGCCGACCCATTGCGGACTCCGCCGTCGCCTCCGCCCTGGAACCGCTTCCCGCCTTGCGCGGACAGATAGGGCTTGGTCTTGATGAGGTCGTCGATCGCGTCTGCGATCTCGGCCTCGTCCACGTTGCCGTCGTCGTCGACCTCGAACTGGGTGAGTTCGAGCAGGCGAAGGGCATCCGTGGGGTCTGTGAGCTTGCCGGCGGCCGCGGCCTTGATCTCCGAGCGCAGGATCCGCTCGTTGGCCTTCACCAGGGCCTCGCGCCGCCCCTCGTCCTTCAGCGCCTCCGGGTCTGGGGTGTCTCCGGCCGGCGGCGGCTTCGTAGCGTCGGCCAGCTGGCGCTTGAGGTCGCGGTTCTCGCGGCGGGCGGCGTTGCGCTCCGCCTTCATCCTGTCGAGGGCCTGCTTGCCGGCGTCGCCGAGGTTGTCCGCCCCGGTGTCGGCGTCGTCGTCGGGGTCGGGACCGTCGCCGTCGACACCGCCGCTGCTGTCGGGACCGTCGCCGGCGTCGGTGCCGCCGGCGGGGGGCTGCTGGTCGGCGTTGGTGGAGCCGCGGTCCTCGAGCCACCGCGAGCGCGGCACCCAGAACACCAGGGCGAAGAGCGCGACGGCGGACATGGCCAGCAGGTAAGTGAGGAGGTGGTTCATGGGTGGGTGCTCCCGTTGCGGGTGCGTCCGGGTGCCCTTGCGGCGTCCCGGTGGTCTAGGTGTGCGCGTAGCGCGTGCCGGCGTTCCACTCGACGCCGAGGTCGCGGTAGGCCTGGCGGATCGAGCGGCGGAACTCGGGGGTCCAGGTGTGGCGCATGTAGCCGTTGCGGGTGAGCAGCTCGATGACCTGCAGCCGGTCCCCGCCGGCCTGGGCGTAGATCGCGCGGACGGTGAGCCGCTGCACGCGTCCGTCGGCGACGGTGCCGGGGTCGGTGACGCCGGCCTGCTTGGCGATCTGGCGACCGGCGCGGCCCTGCCGCACGGTGGCGCCCTCTCGGGTGGTCCCGAACTGGTACATGCCCTTGCGGTGGGCGTTGACGACCTGGTTGAGGTCTGCGCCCTGGTTGAGCACCGCGTCGGTCTCAGCCTTCGACAGGCCAGTGACCTTCCCTGAGCGCACCAGCTCAAGCGGGTCGGTCGCGAGATCCTGGCCCCACGGCGTCATCCCGCCGAGGGCCTCCTCGACGCGTGCCGCAGGCACGTGCACGCAATCGCAGTTTGATACAAT